AAACAGGGCTTTCACATCAAGGGGAATATCCTTTGCGTTCACTCTCAAACGCCCGCCGCCGAAAATCACTTCATTGCTTTTGAAGCTGAAAGTACGGGTTTCACCGTCTGCCACAATACGGGCAACCACATCCACCATTCCGGCAACCTTGTTTGCAACCTTTTCCTGCAAGTTCGGCTTGATCGCCGTGATTTTATCGCCGCCCTTGCGGGTAATATCCTTGCTGGTGTCCTCATGGGAAATCAGGATAATATTTTCATAGTCAAGGTTCATCAGGCGTTTCAGCGTGTTCAGGAATTCGCCCCGCACCTTATCCCACGCACGGAAGGAATCATCCGATTCATGGGTAATACCCATCTGCTGGTACATATAAAGGCGGCAATGTTCATACAAATCTTCCAAAAGGTCAACCACAATCGTTCTGAAAGTGTTTTCCTTCTTTTCCAGTTCGGAAATCGTGTCCTTGAACACATCCCAAGCAAGGGTTCTTTTCGTCTGTCTGCCTTCAACCTTCACTTCATCCTTAATGCGGATATACGGGGCATCAACAAATTTGATATTGCCATCCGTATTCAGCATCAGCGGATCAGGAAAGTTGTTTGCAAAGGTGGTTTTGCCGCAAAACGGCACACCGTAAATCCAAAGCACACGCTTTTCAACTGCTTCAATGTTCCTTCTCTTGTTTTCGGGTAATTTAATCATGTAATCATTTCCTTTCTCACAATATTCTTGAAATTCGCAATACCTACAAAGGTAACTTTTTTCTTGCGGGAATTCTGTTTCCTCATTCACCGCTTTTATTCCAAACAGAAATTCAATCACCTTTTCGGGGTTGAACTCAATTTGAACCGTTTTAACTTCCACCCCGGAAAGTTCTTCTATCAGGCGTTGCCTGAATTCCATTAGGGTTTCCGTTTTCTTCTGCCGGATCGTAACTTTGGGAATGAACACAAAGTACATATTCCTGATCCGCTTTCCGGGGTTGTTCCTCTCGAAAAAGTATTTGTATTCGTGAAGCTGCCCCGATTTCTTATAGCCTGAAACATTGTTTGAATACTTGAAATCGTAAAGATCGTAAGTATCGGGAAGTTCAACACCCCGTTCAAAAATTGTTGCTGGAACAAGGTAATCAATGAACCCGTGGAAATCATCATCCTTGATTTCAACTTCAAACTTTCCACCGGGCGGGATTGCCGCCCTTGCAAGTGGGATCACCGTTTCAAACTTGATTATCTCGTTTATGTGTTCATCCGTGATAATCGGGAAGCTGAAACAATATTCCCTGATTGCTTCTTCAAGGCTTTTTTCAATTCCGGTGTGAACCGTCTGCCCTAAAATCAAAGGGTTATCGGGTTCGGTTGGTGGAATGGTGCTTATTCCTTGAAGATAACGCATTTTGAATTTGCGTTTGCATTTTTCAAAGCAATCAACGCTGGAATGTGAATACCGCAATTTATCACCCCTTTCACTAAATTTTTGAATTCGTCAAACCCTTCCGGGTAGAGGAAAACCCCGATCCCGCCGCTTGTGTTTATCCGGCTGATATTCAGCTTTTGCAATTCGGAAGGTCTACCATTGGAAGCCTTGACTTCCACCGCCAGCATTACCCCGTTCACACAACAGATAATGTCAGGAATGCCGGACTTCTGAAAACCGCCGCCCCAAATTTTGGTGTACCAACCGACCATTTCAACCTTCATTCTGTCAGAAGGGAAGCCCGCCGGATATATACCGACTGAATGAAAGTATTTCTTGATCTGTCCTTCAAATAGCTTTTCTTCTGCCATCACTTCACCGTGATTTTCACATATCCGGCTTTAGGGCTTTGTTTGGTGTACTTTGCAGCAACTTCCGGCAAATCGGCTTTCAGGGCTTTGCTGTCAAGACGGTTTTCCACCGTAGGGGCAACATAGGTAAATTTCACGGTTTCATTCTCGAAGGATTTCACGCCGTATTTTTCCATTGCCTTTTGAAGCTGTTCCTTCATCTTCTTTTCCTGATCCTCAATCTTTTTCTTCTGCAAGGTCAGGGCTGCAATGCTCTTAATAATTCCCGCCGCTTCCGTCTGCATGGTTGCAAGGGCGGTTTCCTCACTGAAAGCATCTTCACAATCCGGGGAAAGTTCGGTGCATACATCCTTGCAGCTTTCCCTTTCCTCACATTCCAAACAGCAACACACCTTGCCGCAAGCGGAACTTTCCATTGCCTGTTTACACTTAATCATTGTTTGAACTCCTTTCCAATTCAGCGTTCAATTCCCGCTGAATTTGTAAAACTGATTTTGAATAGTTACTTTCAAAAATGCCTTGTTTCCATAACCGGGAAGCCCCGGTTTCACCCATGTTGTACGCCATCAGCACCTTTTCAGGGGTTTCATACTTTTCAAACAGCTTCCGCAATATGAACATTCCCGCCCGAACATTGCCGTATGGTTCGGTAAAATCGGTAATTCCAAGCTGTTCTTGTAAATACGGGTGATTGATTTCATTGATCTGCATCAACCCGTAATCATTGGTTCTGCTGATAACATCCGGCGTGTACCCGCTTTCCTGCTGGATCAACGCCATCACAAAGGTAAAATCCATTTCATAGGCTTGTGATAAGTAGAAAATGAATTCCTGCAAATCTTCATCCATAGGCACATTCAGCGGTACAAATTTCCGTTCCCCGTTCATCCATTCACCGGGCATTTCACCTTCAAAAATTCTTCCGTCAGGCTGTCCGAAAATCAGAACTTCCTTTTGGGTTTCAGGTTCGGATTGTTCGGGGCTGTCATTTCCTGAACAAATCGCCCCAATACCGAACCCCACAAGGGAAAAGATAATTGCCACCACTACCCACGAAATCAGAACACGCTTACCAATCGAAGCCTTCTTGATATTTCTTGAATAGTTCATCTGTATAGTCCTTTCGTAATTCCAAAGTGTGAAGAATATCTTCTTCAACCGTTCCGGGGCAAATCATCAGGTAATAGAAACAAGGTTTTTCCTGCCCGATCCTGTGAATTCGCTTCTTGCTCTGTTCAAACAGTTCACTTCTATCTGTCAGTGAAAAGTAAATGATTTTGTTTGCCTTCTGCAAATTCAGCCCCATAGCACCCGCCTGATACTGAACAAAGGTTACTGAATCCCCGTGTTCCTCATAGGCGGTCAAATCTTTAATGCTACCGTTCACGATTGAAAACGGGCGTTCCATTTCAAACACGATATTTTGAAGCGTGTTCAATTCTTCATTGAAGTTATAGAACACAATCAACCGATCTTCTGTTGATTGCACCAAATCCTTAAAGGCTGCAACCCGTTCCTTGTTTAAGTAGCTGCACATCATACGGGAATAAATCCGCTTTGAAAGGATCGTATCACCTATGAATTCACGCCCTTCAATAGTGATAACTTCATCCCGCATGAACTTCCGGTATTCTTTCGTTGCTTTAGAATGAATTGGAATCATCATCTGTTCGGGAAGGTCAAAGACTTCTTCCGATTTCATAAAGATTGCACCGTGTTCAGCAAGTTTCTTTTTCAGGCGGTCAACATTTTTGTAACCTACCACATGGGGAATCCTGAACCCGCTGTTGTGATCTTCAATCCATTCCGTTTCAACATACTGCTTGTAAAAAAGGTCTTTGCTGATATTCCATCCAAGCAACCGAAGCTGCGACCACAATTTTTCATACTTCCCGGCTGTTGGTGTGCCGGATAGCAAAATCACATTTTCAGGCTGCATTTTCAGGATAAATTTTGACCGTTTAGCGGTTTCATTTTGGATAATGGAACTTTCATCAAGCATCAGGGTAAACCCGGTTATATGGGCGAAATATGAACGCCTGAACACCAAATCATAGTTTATAACCCCTACACATTTACCGATTGTTCCCGTGAATTCTTCAAGCTGCCGCTTGTCGGTCAGGTCAAACACCGTTAGGGGGTAATACTCCCGGAAGTGCTTGATCCAATCATCAATTTTTGTTTTTTGACAAACCAACACGATTCTTTCAGGAAAGGAATTTGCTTTTTCCGAACCTACAAAGGTTTTTCCTAATCCCATATCAAGGTAATAGGCAACCCGGTTGAAATCTTTGGTTTCGTCAAGTGCCTTGCTTTGGTGGGGGAATAGCTGCATATCAGCACCCCCTTAATCTGCATCAACATCAATCCCGGTGATCTGCTTGAAGATTTCCTTGTCAAAGTTCGGAATTGCTGTGATAACCGCTTTTTGACGGTCAGACAAACCACGCCACCAAATAACCGCACATTCGGAATTATCCAAAATTTTCAGATAGCCGCCTGTTGTTTCCGCTTCCGGGTGTGCTGCCTTTTCTTCATCCGTCATATCCGAAAGGTAAATGTATTCAAGTACATCCCCCGGAATCTGATTCAGCAAATAGCGGGCTTCACTGTTCAGCCAATCCCCATAAGTCCATTCAGAAGGCTTATTGAACAAATAGATTTTCGGGCTTACGGTGTTAAAACATCCGTTGGAAAAGTTGCACTTGTTCCAATCGCCGCTGTTACAATCGCCGCTGTTCCGGTTGCCGCTGTTCCAATCGCCGCTGTTACAATCGCCGCTGTTCCGGTTGCCGCTGTTCCGGTTGCCGCTGTTCCAATCGCCGCTGTTACAAAGTCCGGTGCATCCCTTTCCCGTATTCACGATTTCAAGCAATTCAGCCCACGGGATTTCACGGACAATCTGAATTTTGTTGGTGCAAGATTTTGTTCCGTCCGTGTCAACTTCACCCAATGCAAGCACTTCCGCAACCTTGTTTTCCGGGTTGAACTGATAGTAATTGAAGCAATCAGCCGCCTTTTCGCAAAAGTGGAAGCCTCGATCACAAACCATAGGTTTCACATCTTCTTCATAAGTACCGCCAACCGCATACTGAAACGGTTTCCCGTTCGGGTTACAAGTCCAATCGGGATTGAACACCTTGAACCCCTTAACAACTCCTGTTTCACTCATTTTTGCTTATCCTCGCTTTCTGCCATCAGGCAACTTCATTCAGGGGAACTTCAATTCCCGTGTATTCGGTGAACTTCACTGAAGAAATAAAATAACTCCAATTTGTCAGCTTCACCGCATAGCCCCACGGGAAAACGCCATCCCGTAAGCCCTGCATAACCCATTCTTTGGATTTCTTCATCAGCTTTGCCGCAAGGGGAACGGGTAAGTTCACAACCCCGTCATGCTGAACCGTTGCAGCGGGTTCAAACATTTCAAAGTAGTTTTCCTGAACCCCTAACGCACGGGCAATTTCCCGTTTGCGGTCTTTGGAAGGTTCGTTCTTCCCGGAAAGGTACTGACTAATAGAAGATTTACCAATCCCGGTCAGGTCTGAAAGTTTGGATTGTGTCAAATCCAATTCTTTCATAAGGTTTTTCAATTTGTCTGCAAAAGTCATATTCACTTCATCCTTTCTTTGTTCAGCCCTCAATCATGGGGCTTTTGTTGTACTGTTCCTGAATTCTGATCCGGTACTTGCCGCCGATTTCTTCACGGTGCAAAATCCTGAATCCGCTGCCCTTGTCACGCAAGGTTTCAATGTACTTTGCCGCTTCATTCTGCGTGTCGAACTCCAAAACCCGATCAATACACGCTGCAATCACTTTCTTCATCTTGTTCACCGCCTTTCTATTTTGGGTTCAATCTCATTGAACTTTCATGGTAAAAAAATATGCCTGAATTTCATCACTTGCCAAATCAAGCACTTCTAACGCCTTTTGAATTTCCGGCTGCTTGAAAGCAATCTTGTTGTTCAATTTCATTGAAATTGTTCTTTCGGAAAGCCCCATCTTTTCAGCGAATACCGCTTGCGTTCCGCACTTTTCAACGATCCTTCCGTTTAACTTTGCATAATCGTATGCCATGATTTCACCCCTTTCTTATTCAGTAGCTTCTTCCAGCGAAGAAATTACATCATCCAATGAATCTTTCGCTTCTTCAAAAGTATCATAAGAACTTTCTAAACTTTCAACGGCTGATTCAGCTTTTTCATACCTTTCAGACGATTGCATATTTTCAGGAATGTTTTCAAGGTATTCCGCTTCTTCATCCTTTATGCTTTCAATTTCTTCAAGAACGGATTCCATTTCTCCCTGCAATTCTTGAATTTTGGTAATGATTTCCTGAATGGTTTTTCTTCTTACTTTGTTCATTTTTTCATCCCTTTCTATTTTGTATGGGAAGAAGCTGTTTAGGCTTCTTCCTCAAACTCTACATTGCAATCACCGCAAATAACATGAACTTCCTTTGTTGCCCGGATAATGCAGCCACACACGGGGCAAACATATTTCCGGCTTGATTGTTTGGTTTTCGCCGCACCGGGGGTTTTCGGAAGGCTTTTTCTGTGAAGTTCAAACTTTTTATCCTGTAAACCGTCAACAAAGGCTTTTGCTTCATCATTCAGGCTTGTTTTCGTCCAGCCGTATTTTGCATCCTTTTCAACGGTCAAGCCGTGCTTTTCGGCGGCTTCCTTATATTTCTTATTGTGGTATGTGCCGCCCCGGCTTGTGTCCTGAACCCCAATTTGCAGATTGTAAAGGTGAACCATTTCATGTAAGAGGGTTTCCGCAACCTGTTCAAAAGGTCTTGCAAGGTGTTCAGCACAAATATTGATTTCATAGAAGCCATCATCTTTCTTCATAGCTTCCAAATCTTCTTTTGTTAGGGTGGAAAGGTCTGCAACCTTCTTCTGTTCGCCAATCGTCCACGCCTTCCAAGCGGTACACCACCCATAAGCACCTTTTGTTGTGTCCGGGCTTACCGTGATAACGGGGGTTTGAAGTTCATTGTTATAGAACTTTTCGTTGAACTTTGAAAATAAACTTTCAAGTTTTTCAATTACGGGCTTCAAGCTGGTTTCTTTCATTTGTGCCACCGCCTTTCTTATTCTGCAATATCATTAAAGGATAAACACCTTGTGATAAGATCAATTTCAATCTGTCCGAACTGTGCATTTTTCAAGGCTTGTGCAACTTTATCAAGGCTGATCGGAAAATCTTCTGTAATATCTTTCACGGCGATAACCTCACCATTGCCTTCCACATATTTTCTTGCCGCCTTTTCGTTATTTGCGGGAACAGCAACTTTGAAACAATCTCTGCCATCATCCATATAAACCATATACTTTTTCATAATCACTTCATCCTTTCATTTGCTTGCCGTTGCAGCGGCTTGTTTGTTGTCGTTTGGTTCAATTCCTTTGAACTTATCTTTATTATAGCACCGGGTTTTGAAGTTGTCAATAGGTTTTTTCAAATTTTTTGAACTTTTTTTCCTGAACCCCTTGAACTTTTCTTCAAAGTGCGTTATAATGTAAATACCCCAATAAGGAAAGGAAGTGATTGCATGAAGAAATTCACCACGGCTGATAGATTAAAGCAAATCATGGGTGAAAGGGGGTTGAAGCAAGTTGATATTTTGGAAGCCTGCAAGCCGTACTGCGAAAAATACCATGTTCAGCTAAAAAAGAATGATCTAAGTCAGTATGTTTCCGGGAAAGTAGAACCCAAACAAGATAAGCTATCTATTTTGGGGTTGGCTCTGAATGTCAATGAAGTTTGGCTTATGGGCTACAATGTTCCTGCTGGAAGGGAAGAATTAGCCCAACTTGAACAGAAGCTACAAAATGAAGCCGCTGCCTGTGAAATGTTTGAACGGTGTTATGGGAAGGAAGCATTTCAAGCGGTCAAACTTTTCCTACAACTTGATACACTGGATCAGGGGCGTATCATTGGTTCTATGGAAACAATGCTGAATGATGAAAAATACGCCATTCAAAAAGAATCATCAAGCGGGAAGGCAATATAATCTTTGTGGATTTCAGTTCAAGATAAGTTCAAGATAGGTTCAAGTTTCCGGTTCAAGATAAAACCCTTGAAATATCGGGAAGGTTCAAGTGGTTCAAGTTGTTTTGCGTTTCTTTGTAAATTTGATTTTTTCAACGCAATTTTGCATTGATTTTGAAAAATATAAAAGAAATAAAAAGGCATCTTGAACTTGAACCACTTGAACCGAACCTTGAAAAGTTAATTTCAAATTAAGAAAGGAATTTTGCTATGAGTGCAAAGAACAGGGTTATCAACGGCGATTATGCCGGAAGTCAGATTGTGGGCGGCGGTGCTGCCAACGCTGCTATTTCATTGGGTATCATCAAGCAATTACGCCTGAACAGTTCTACCGTTGAAAGCTATGAAGTTTTGGGTGGTGTTGCCGGGGCGGTTTCCAAAAATGGCTATCAGGTGAAAATTATCTTCAAAGACGGGAAGAAAAGCCTGTTGGAAGTAGATGAAAAATTGTATAAAGCCATTGTTCAGGCTTGCTTCTAAACAAAAAAATATCCCCCGTCAGTGCTGCAACACCAACGGGGGAAGCGACCATAAATCAGGATGAAGTGATTTAGGCGGTCTGTCTATATTATATCACTTCACGGCTGATTTTTCAAGATAGGCGGTGAAGTTATGAAAAATCCGAATGGATATGGAACAGTAACGAAGCTGTCAGGGAATAGGCGAAAGCCCTATATTGTGAAGGAAGGTATATCAGGAAGGCAAAAGCCCATTGGTTACGCTGCCACACGGGAAGAAGGGTTGATAATGCTTGCCAATTACAACAATGATCCGTGGGATATAGAAACGGACAAAATCACTTTTCAAGAACTCTATGATTTATGGCTTGAAAAGCGGGCTGTGAAATTGGGTGAATCAAACAGAAGTTCCTTGAAATCAGCATACAAGCATTGTTCCAAACTGAATAAATCGAAATATAAGCAAATCAAATCATACCAAATGCAAGATTGCATTGATAGCTGCGGTTGTGGGTATTCCACGCAAGGGGCAATAAAGAACCTTTTCGGGCATCTTGATCGTTTCGCAATGGAACTTGATATAATTTCAAAGTGCTGTTCTGATCTGCTTACCTCTGATCCAATCCCCGAAACAAGCAAGGAAATTTTCACGGATGAAGAAGTTTCCCGGCTTTGGGAAAATGAAAAATTGGAATGGGTTGATTCTGTTTTGTTTTTCCTCTATACGGGGTTCAGGATTTCAGAAATGATTGCCTTGAAAACAGAAGCGGTTGATCTTGAAGCCCAAACCATGACCGGGGGAACGAAAACAGCGGCGGGGAAAAACAGGATAGTTCCCATTCATTCAAAAATTCAA